CCCTCCCTCTCGTGAAAACAGGTTCAAGACAGGTTCAAGAGGCGGTGACACATGGCGATAGGCACAGGACATGGCGGGGCCAGGCCCAACTCCGGCCCGGCTCGCACCCCCGGCTCAGTGCGATGGCAGCGTGAGCAGCGGCGTCGTCGGCGCGGCAAGCCAGCCGCGTCAGCTCGCGTTCGCCAGCCCAAGCCGCCCGTGGTGGCGGTGGCGAAGCCCAAGGGCCTTCCACTTGGGCAGTCGGCGGTCTGGGATGCGCTGGCGCCTCAGGCGCGTCTACAGCGGACCCTGACGTCGGCGACGGCTTGGGCCTTCGTGCAACTCTGCGAGGCCATCGTGCTGAAGCGGGACATTCTGGCGGTCATCGAGGCGGACGGGCTGATGCAGAACCGGCTGAGCACGAAGATGGACGAGTCGGGCGGCGGGGAGCAGGTGTTCGAATCGAAGGCGCACCCGCTGATCGCGAAGTGGACGGCGTTACTGGTCCGAGTGGAGGCGGGGTTGACCCGGTTTCGGTTGGCGCCGATGGGCAAGGAACTGGCGCCGGTGGAGGAACCTGCTGACGAGTGGGCGGAATTTGACGCGCCCCTGACGCTGGTGAAGGGCGGGAAGTGAACCCCATCGACAGCTACGCCCGTTCGGTGGTCGATGGCCAGGTGCCGGCTGGCAAGTATCACCACCTGTCGTGTGCGCGACACCTGCGCGATCGGGCGCGTGAGGGCACGCCCGGGTTTCCGTATCGGTTCGACCTCGAGCGGGCTGCGAGAGCGTTTCGCTTTGCCGAGAAATTAAAGCACTACAAAGGCAAGTGGGCCGGCACCCTGATTCACTTGGAACCCTGGGAGCAGTTCATCATCGGGAGCGTGCTTGGGTGGGTCCATGCTGAGACGGGCTTGCGTCGGTTCCGCACGGCGTTTCATCAGGTCCCGCGGAAGAACGGGAAGACATTGATCGCTGCGATCGTGCTGCTCTATCTGACGTTCTTCGACGGGGAGCCTGGCGCCGAAGGCTACTGTATCGCTCTGAAGCGCGACCAGGCGAAGCTGGTCTTCAACGATGCGCGCAAGCTGGTGTTATCGAGTGGGCTCAAGGATCGGCTGAGGGTCTTTGTCGCCACCCTTCATCACGAGGGCACCGCGTCGAAGGCACAGCCGCTCGGAGCGGACCACGACAGCACGGACGGGCTCAACCCGAACGTGGTGATCGTCGACGAGATGCACGCGATGAAGGATCGCGGGATGCTTGATGTCATGGAGACGGCGACCGGTGCGCGGGCGCAACCCATCATCTACATCATCACGACGTTCGGCAATGATCCCGTGTCGCCCTGGGGCGACCAGCACGACTACGCCTGCAAGATTCTCGACGGCATCCTGGTCGATGAGTCGTTCTTCGTGTTCACGGCGAGCGCGGACCCCGACGACGACTGGCGCCTACCTGAGACGGCACGGAAGGCCAACCCGAACTACGGCATCAGCGTCAGCCCGGAGGATCTGGCCGCCAAGGTGCTCAAGGCGAAGGGCATTCCGAGTGCGGCGGCGACCTACAAACAGAAGCACCTCAACCTGCTCGTGAGCGCGTCGAACCCCTGTCTCAGCGTCGACGGCTGGCGCAAGGGTCAATCGACGTGGCATCCCGACGATCTGGCACACGAGCCCTGCTTCGCCGGGATCGATCTCGCCTCCAAGCTCGACCTGTGCTGTTGCTCGCTCGTGTTTCCGCCGGCTCCTGGCCGTGCGACGTGGCGAGTGATTCAGCATATCTGGACACCGGCAGATACGCTGGCAGATCGGGCGCATCGTGACCGGGCTCCCTACGACGTGTGGCGACAACAGGGCTGGCTGGTGGCCACGCCGGGCACGCAAATCGATCACCAACTCATCCGGGGCGTGCTCACGAACGCCCGCGAGCGCTACGACCTTCAGCGCGTCGGGTTCGATCCCTGGCACGCGGATACCCTCATCACGCAGCTCATTCATGAGGATGGGTTCCCGGAAGATCAGGTGCTGGCCGTGCCGCAGACCTACGCGGGCATGTCGTCAGCGTGTCTGAAGATGCAGGCCGAGATCATGAGCGGAACCGTCGATGCGCGTGGCTGTCCCGTTACGGCTTGGTCCGTCTCGAACGTGGTGGCCAACGTCGATGGCAAGGACAATCTCATGTTCGCCAAGGGCAAGAGCCGCGGCCGGATTGACCCCGTGATCGCGCCGACCATCGGCATGGCGCTGGCGCTGCGGCAACCGGCCGCGATCGAGCCTTCCTATCAAGCCTTCATCTTTGGGGGCCATCATGGCTAGGTCACACCGCCGTGTCGTGCCGGTGGAGGAGCCGTTGCCAGCCGATGGCGGGCCGGTGGCGGTGGCATTGAGGATGGATGAGGTGCCGGTGGTTGTGGCCTCGAAGCGCCGCGGCCGTCCGAAGGTAGAGGATCCCGGGTCGGCGGTCACCACCTGGTTGAAGCCGCGCGAACACGACTACCTTGTTCACCTCGCCCGGGACCGGGCGCAGAGCGTGTCGTCGCTGGTGCGGTCGCTGCTGATGCTCAGGATAAAGCCTTGACGTGCTCAGGCATGGGCGTAAGGTCTTGGCGAGGCAGGCAATTCTAGGCGGGTCGTTCTGGCCCGCCTTTCTTTTCCCTACTAAACAAACCCCGCCTGTCAGCGTCTGCGTCAAGATATTGGCGTGGACACGCTCAATCGTGCGTATGCCCTGTTGTATGTCAAGGCGGTCGATACCGACCGTCGTCTCATCTCCGGCACCGCGACGACGCCTGAGCCTGACCGTCTCGAGGACGTGATCGAGCCGCTTGGCGTCAGCTACCGCAATCCTCTGCCGTTGCTGCTGTATCACGATGCACAGCGGCCTGTGGGCACGGTGACCTTTCACAAACCCACGGCGACGGGCATCACATTCGACGCGACTATCCCGAACATCGATCAGCCCGGCACGCTCAAGGACCGCTGCGATGAAGCGTGGCAGAGCGTCAAGGCCGGGCTGCTGAAGGGCGTCAGTATTGGGTTCCGTGCGCTTGAGCGCGCGTCCATTCAGAACGGCGGGATTCGGTTTCTGAAAACCGAAGTGCTCGAATTGTCCCTCGTGTCAGTCCCGGCCAACATGGGCTGCACCATTGCCATCATCAAATCGTATGACGCTCGGCCCGCCGCGTCAGGCACCGGCCCTGTTGTCGTGAAATCACTGTCGCCCGGCGCTACGGGTTCCCCGCAGAAGGACCGAACCATGAAGACTCTCGTTGAACAGATTTCCTCTTTCGAGGCGACCCGTCAGGCCAAGTCGGCCTCGATGGCCGCCATCATGGAGGCCGCCGGAGAGAAGGGCGAAACGCTCGATGCCGCGCAGTCGGAGCAGTATGACGGCCTCGCGGCCGAAGTCAAGAGCATCGATCAGCACCTCGTGCGCTTGCGCGACATGGAGGATCTGAATCGGAAGGCGGCCAAGCCTGTCAGCGGCACCGATCCGGCCAGCGCATCGGACTCGCGTGGCGGTTCGCCGATCATCCGGGTACGCGACAACATCGAGCCGGGCATCGCGTTCGCCCGTGCCGTGATGTGCAAGATTCACGCGCAGCTCGACCACCTCAACGTGATGGACGTGGCCAAGGCCCGGTATCCGGACCATGCGGCGTTGCACGGCTTCCTCTTGAAGGCGGCGGTTCCGGGCGGCACCACGACCGAGACGACCTGGGCGAAGCCACTGGTGAACTACACGAACCTCGCCGCGGAGTTCATCGAGTTTCTCCGTCCGCAGACCATCATCGGCAAGTTCGGCACCGGCGGCATTCCGTCGCTGACCCGTGTGCCGTTCAACGTCCGCATCCCGAGCCAGACCGTCGGCGGAGACGGCTACTGGGTCGGGCAGGGCGCGCCGAAGCCGCTGACCGCCTTCGGCTACAGCTACGTCTCGCTGGGCTACACCAAGGTGGCGGCCATCAGCGTCATCACCAAGGAACTGGCCCGGTTCTCCACGCCGTCGGCTGAAACGCTCGTGCGGAACCAGCTGACGGCCGCGCTCATCGACCGGATCGATACGGACTTTGTCGACCCGGGCCATGCCGTCGCTGCGAACGTGTCACCCGCGTCCATCACGAACGGGCTGGTGGCGCTGACCTCGGCGGGCACCTCGGCGGCCAACGTCATCACGGACCTGACCGCGATTATCGGGGCGTTTGTGGAAGGCCACTACAACGCGACGTCGCTCGTGCTCATCATGCCGAACACGCTGGCGCTGGCGCTGTCGCTGATGACCAACTCGCTCGGGCAGCCGGAGTTCCCGGCGATGACGGTCAACGGTGGGACGCTCAAGGGGATCCCGGTCATCACGTCGCAGTATGCGGCGAACGTGAGCGGCGGCGGGAACCTGGTGATTGCCGTGTCGGCCAAGGACATCTTCCTCGCTGATGATGGCAACGTGACGGTCGATTCGAGCGATCAGGCATCGCTACAGATGCTCGACAACCCGACCAACAGTGCCGCGTCGGGAACGGCGACCACAATGGTGAGTATGTACCAAACGAACTCAATAGCCCTCAGAGCAGAGCGCGAAATCTGCTGGGCGAAAGGACGTTCGGACTGTGTGGTGTACATGGACGACGTGAACTGGGGATCCGTCGGTAGCCCCTCGTAGTTGGGCCTCTCTGACGGGCTGGTGATCCATACGACGGGTCGCCAGCCCGTAGCAGTAAGGAGCGCGCGTGGCCACGATCCGGTTGATTGCCGCACGGAAGTTCAGCTACACCACGGCGCTCGTTCGTCAGACACGCTCGTTCACCGCTGGGGAGGCCTTCGAGGCCGAGCCGATTGACGCCGCAGTCCTGGTTTACCAGCAGCAGGCCACATTCGCGCCTCCGTCCACTGCGCAACACATGGCCAGCCCTGACGGTCCTCCCCAGCGTCGCCGTTATCGCCGTCGCGACATGCAGGCTGAGACTGCCCCTCCTACAGGCTGAGACGTAGATGCAGATCCCGTTTCTTGGCCTATCGATCACCCGCACCAAGGCGATTGTCGGACAACTCCAGACCGTGCAGAGTCATGGCCTGTGGCAGACCATCCTCGAGAGTTACGGCGGGGCGTGGCAGTCGAACGTCACGGTTGAGCTGACGAATGTTCTGACGCATCCGACGATCTTTTCGTGCGTCACCTTGATCGCCTCGGACATCGCAAAGATGCGGCTCCGGCTGGTTGAGTTGGATGACGACGGCATCTGGAACGAGGTGCAGAATGTCGCGTTCTCGCCGGTCCTCCGCAAGCCGAACCGCTACCAGAACCGGATCAAGTTCGTGCAGGGCTGGCAGATCAGCAGGCTCATCTACGGCAATACCTACGTGCTGAAGCAGCGGGACCAGCGCGGCGTAGTGGTGGCGCTCTACGTGCTCGACCCGACGCGCGTCTCCACGCTCGTGGCCCCGAATGGGGATGTCTACTACGCGCTGAAACGGGACGATCTCTCACATATCCCGGAGGAGCTTGCGGCGGTTCCGGCGAGCGAGATCATCCACGACGTGATGTATCCGCTCTATCACCCGCTGGTCGGCGTCGGGCCGATTCACGCGAGTGGGTTAGCGGCGACACTCGGCCTGAAGATCCTCAGCAACTCGTCGAACTTCTTTGCCAACGGGTCGCAGCCGGGCGGGGTGTTGACCGCACCCGGGGCCATCAGCGATACGACGGCGGCGCGGTTAAAAGCCTACTGGGACACGAACTATACCGGCGCGAACGTGGGCAAGGTGGCCGTGCTCGGCGACGGGCTGAAGTATGAGCCGATGGCGGTGACGGCGGAACACGCGCAGCTGACGGGACAGTGGGAAGCCACCTCAAAAGCGGTCTGCTCGGCCTATCACGTGCCCGGGTACAAGGTTGGGGTCGGCGAGCCACCGAGCTACAACAACATTGAAGCCCTTGACCGTCAGTATTACGCGCAGGCGTTGCAGGAGCCTATTGAGTCGATGGAGTTGTTGCTCGACGAAGGGCTGGGGCTCGGGCCGACCGCGGGCAACCGCTACGGGGCCGAGTTCGACCTGAGCGATCTACTGCGGATGGACACGGCCACGCTGGTGACGACGCTCGGGGCCGGTGTCGGCGCGGCGCTCTACAGTCCGGACGAAGCCCGGAAGATGCTCAACTTGCGGCCGGTTCCTGGCGGAGCCTCTCCCTACCTGCAGCAGCAGAACTACAGCCTGGCCGCGCTTGACCGCCGGGATTCAAGGGAGCCCGCGCCGCCCTCTGTGACGCCCCCGCAGTTACCTCCCGCCGCCGACGACGTTGCGGACACGACACCCGACAACGTGGGCGACACGGCGAAGTTCGCGGTGGCGCTGTTGACGAAAGTGGCGAGGTTCCATCATGCCGCTTGACCCTGAACAGTTTGCGGACGTGGTGGCGACGGCCATCCAGGCGGCGACGGCGCCCCTGCTGGCGCGGATTGTGGCGCTCGAGGCCCGTGGCGCGGTCATGGGCCGCGACGGCCGTGACGGGCTGCCAGGGCCGGCCGGCGAAAAGGGGTTGGACGGCAAGGATGGTGTGTCCGGGCGTGACGGCAAAGACGGCATCGATGGCCTGAACGGCAAGGACGGCGCTCCCGGCCTGAACGGCAAGGACGGCATTGATGGCTTGCACGGCAAGGACGGGGCTCCTGGCCTGAACGGCAAAGACGGCATCGATGGCTTGCGCGGCAAGGACGGCGCTCCCGGCCTGAACGGCACACTGG